GCGCCTCACACCCGAGCAGCGGGCCGACGAGGAAGCCGGGGCACTCGCTGGTGCGGCTGCCTGGTGCGAGGACCACCAGCCCGAGGAGGCCGGGCCGGTGCCGCGCCTCGAAGGCGACAACATCGTCTACGACCGCAGATACCGGCGACCGTGAACGGCGACGACGAGATCGAGGGCCGCATCGTTGAGGACTACGACGATGAGGACGAACCCGAGGTTGACCCGGACGCGGTGCTCGACGACATCCGGGTGCTGGTCAGCCGGCATGTGCAGCGCCACGGGCTCAGCGCCGACGAGACTGACGACCTGGTGCGGCTGGTCTGCGAGCTTGACGGTGCGCTGTGCGACGGGCAGATGCTGCCGGACGACTGGGCGGGTACCAGCGCGGACTACGACTACCGCCCCGTGTCAGGGAGGCGCGCTGAGGCTGACATAGCGTCCCCGCTGCTCAACGGTGGGGCGGTGCGCGTCAGCCCGCGAGACCCCGAGAGCAGCTCCGAGGCGGGGAGCTTGCTTTAGAGCTCCACGTGACAGAGCCCCAGCCGTGGACCGCACGGCTGGGGCTCTTGTCATTGTCCGGCTAGATCAGCAGCGCGCCGCAGCAGGACTGCCCGTCACCCTTCCTCGCCACTCACAGCCTTCAGATCCCGGGAGACCAGCTCCCCACCCGCAGGTGACCGGCGCGTCGGCGTTCACTCAGCTGCTTTACAACCCCAGGCTAGGCGCGGCCTTGTGCCCTCAACCGCGTCGGACGGTCCTGCTGCTAGCGCACCACCTGGCGGGCGTCCGGCCGGCCGTTTCCGCCACCGCGCAAGCTCGTTAGTAACAGTAGGCGTTGACCTGGGTTCCCGCGCCAGCGGTGCACCCGGCGAACCGCCACTTCTGGTCGTTGCTGCCGTTCCACGACCAGGTGATCAGCTCGGTACCCGGGCCGCCGCCGGCGTTGTCATCGAGGTACCAGCCGGTGTAGATGTTGCGCAGGGACACGCCGTCGACGTTCCTGGCCACGGTCCAGGTCTCAGCGGCGATCGGGTTCTCGACGACCGGCGGGGTGCCGTCGCTGAGGCCGTTGCCGGGGAACCCTTCGGTGAACAGCGTGCGGTACCCCTGGCAGTTGCCCAGCTGGACGTGCTGGTGGTTGTCGTCGAGGCAAAGCGACCGCTGGCTGTTCACGTCCTGCTGCTCGCCATCGGGTGCGAGCCTGAGCACGACGCGGCCGGGTACGAGCTGCCCGCCGCTGCCGCACGGGAGGCTGGGTCCCCGGTCTGCGGTGATCCGGGTGCACACCTGGTATGTCATCCAGTCCTGCATACCGCTGGCACCGAGTGGCTCGGCTTTGACGGGGGCCATGAACTGGTCGTGTGACGCGGTGAGGGCCATTGCGTTGCCGGCGTGCGGGTAGCCGGTGTGCGGGAGGTAGAGGGTGCCGCAGCCGACCGGGCCGGATACCGGCTGCGGGGTGTTCATGCACTCGTCGGTTGTGGCCGATGCGGGGCTGCTGGTGACTACGGCGGTAGCCAGGGTGCCAGCGGTCAGGGCCACTGCTGCGCTGGCGGCGAGGGTTCGTCGCTTCATGGTGGTTCCTCTCTCGGATGTGACTGCGCACTTACGGGGAAGGGGCGGGCGCTTCCTGTCCTCATAAGTGCGCAGTGAGCCGATCGTAGCAGGCGCACCTGTGGGCAGTTCAAATCTTCCGTCCAGATTCCCCCTACTGCACACATGTGTGCGGTACACTTATTGCATGAGCAGCACACCAAAGCGCACCGGGTACGGGGACGTGAAGTGGACCGGCCACTTCTGGAACGGTTTCAACGGGCCGCGCAACGCGCGGGGCAACCTGTACCTCATGACCTATCAGATGGTCGGTGCGCTGGACCGGAAGCACCAGCCGGACTACGTCGACGACATCGAAGTCACCAACGGCACCTGCGCCGGCAAGGGGTGGGACGTGCTGGTCTGCGGTGACGTGGTACAGCACTGCGAGCACAAAAGCGAAGCGCAAGCTGCCGCCGAGGAACTGACCTGACAGCGCTACTCCGCACGTGTGTGTTACTGTGTACGCGAGAGAGGGACAACATGGACGCCATTAACCTGCGCCGCGCAATCGCGGACGCGGAGACCCTGCTAAACGGGCCGGACCTGGGACTCGCCCAGACGGCCGCCCGCACCAGCGCAGCCCTGCGCAACCTGCTGGCCGCGACCAAGGAACTGCACGGAGACGGCCGCCCCCAGGGCATCGTGTACGTCGTGACTGACGCCGACGTGCGAGCTGAGCTGTACGTGCAGACGACCGTGCCGCTGCAGCGAGACCTAGCCGGGACCGGGCTAGACGCCTACGAAGCCGTCATTGACGGCGACGGCGCGCTACACGTTGACGGTGCCTGATGAGCGGCCGGCGCAGCGGGCGCGGAGACATCACCCGCCACTACGACATCGACGCACCCCCCACACTCGACCAGGTGCGCCGCGCCAAGGCCACCGCAGCCGCCCGCCAGCTACCCGGGCGCGGTACCAACCCGAGCACCGACCGGATGCTCGACGCAGTGGACGACGCCTGCGCCGGGCAGGGCACCGGGTACAGCGCGGACAAAAGCTACGACTGGATGCGCCGCCTCCCGCTGCGCGCCGTCGCCGCCCTGGTGGAGCCGTGGCGGACCTGGCGGCCCGAGCTGCTGGTAGCCGTAGCCGAGAGCGTGCTCATGCACGGGCACAGCAGCGCCAGGACAGCGGTCGAGTACGGCACCACCCCAGAGACTGTAGACGCCATCGTGGCGGACTACCGCCGCACCCTGCGGCAGCTGTAACCGAGAGGACCGCCGATGACCGACGAGACCGCAGCCGAGCCCGCCGAGCCCGTTGTCAGCAATGCCACCCGCAAAGCCGTCGACGGCTACCGGCGGGTACGCCAGCTGGAGCGCGACCTGGACGCCGCCCGGATCGAGTGGCAATCCGAACTCGACCACGTACCGCACAACGAGCAGTTCGCCTACTTCGAGGGCACCGAAAAGGTCCGCGACGAGTACGCCTGCAAGCACGCCGCGCCCGACGACGACGAGCCCGAGCCCGAGCACCCCGAGGAGACACACGATGGCACCGCCAGCTAACGCCCGCCAGGGTGTCCGTCGCAGGCGCGGCCAGCTGGTCCAGCCCGAGATGCTGGACGACTCGAAACGATGGGCAGCGGAGACGGTGCAGTTCGACCTGACCGATAAGGTGCGCCACCTGGCACCTGAGCAGCTACCGGCTGGGGCTGTCGCTGTCCGGTGCGAAGAAGTCAGCGCCCTGGTGACGCTGCTGCGCGTCACCGAGACCTACGGCAAGGGCACCCGCGAGCGCGTCTTCCAGATCCGCGTCAGCGAGATCAGCGACCCAACCTGAGAGAGAGGCACCGATGAAGGTCTACAGGTCCAAGGGGATGGTTCTCGTCCCCGCCCACTGGCTGGAAGCGGCACGGGCAGATCAGCGCAGCCAGGCGTACCTGATAGCCGTAGCCAGCACTAAGAACGACCTGGACCGGATGCTGTCCGACGCGGGCGCGTTCTTCCGCATTATCGATCAGATCAGGCTGGCCGGCGACGCGCGCGCTACTCCGCTGGGCAACCCGGCCAGGGCGCTGATCGACGCCAGGATCATCGACTGCGAGCACGAAGGCCTGTGGGCGCACGAGGCATTCCGGGTCGGCGGCATCGTGGTGCAGGTGCGCGGACGCACGGCGGATCCCGTTGCACGCTGGGTGCGTGCGGAAGGACTCACCATGCGGGCCGAGCGTCTGACCGGAACGCAGGCAGCGGGGGGTGAGTCCGTTGCGTCTGAGCAGCTGGGCTGAGCGCGTCCACATCGGCGGCCACCAGCCCCGGGCCGACGCACCGGCGCGTCCGGCCGCGTCCGAGACCAGTCAGGAGCGTCCGCAGGCGTCCAGGGGTGACGCACGCCGGGCAGCGCGGGACGCAAAGAAGGCGGGGAAGGAGACGCACCGCGCAAGGTTGCGCCGGCTGGCCGCACGCACAGCTGACGCAGCGACCGGCCGACACTATCAGCGCGTCGGGTTCGCGTCCGGCGGCAGACGCATAGCCGCGTACCTGACGCTCCTGGTCGTCATGGTGTGCGTCGGGTTCATGAGCTGGACCGGGGAGTACGACTGGGCCACGCACGAACTGCTGTGGGTCGCGGTGCACGCCCTGATGGTGCCGGTGGCGCTAGACGTGGCCGCTGTCAGCTGCACCCTGCTGGCGCTCGACCAGATCGACAAGGGCGAGAGCGGGTTCGCGTTCCGGGTGCTCGGTGCCGTGTTCATGGGGCTTGGCGCATGGATCAACTGGCGGTATGCGCTGCGCAGCGGCAACGTCACCGAGGAGGTGTTCTTCCCGGTCATGTCGCTGCTGGCCTACGCGCTGGTGCACGCCGTCATGAGCGCAGCCCGCAGGGAAGCCCGCAGGCGGCAGCACGGGCACAAGAGCAAGGAGCGGGTCAAGCCCCTCCCGCGCTTCGGCCTGCTGGTGTGGGTGCCGTTCTTCGGGCGTCCGCTAGACGCACTGACCGCGCTGCGGGACGTGGTGGAACTGCGGATGCGTGAGAGCCTGGCCGCCGCCGGACTCACCGACGCAGACGAGGAGACGCAGCAGGACCAGGACAGCGAGGAGGAGACGCTCGACAGCCCGGACGGTGACGCGGCCGGCGTCCCCAGCATCGAAGGGCTGCGTCAGGGAGACGCGATCCGCGTCGTGCTCAACGCACTTGGCCCCAACAGCCTTCCGGTCGTGACGCACCTGCGCACGCACGGCTGGCCCGAACTCCGCACCAGCAGCGTCACCGACGTGATCAGGCGGGACGCAGCGCGTCTCGCCAGGACGCAGGCGGACGCTGACGCACTCAACCCGGACGCCGCCGACGCTACTGCGTCCGGCGGCTGAACGCACCCAGCGTCCGGCTACGACCCCGAGAGAGGGAAACCGAGAAATGGATCAGGTAGTGACCAACCAGCCAAACGACACGCTCCTCATGACCCTGCTGGACATCACCGGCTTGCAGCCGCTGTACGCCCGCGCTTCCAGCAGCCCCCATCACCTGACGCTGGTGAGCGCCACCGTGTTCATCGGTCAACGCAGGTGGCCGCTCCCGCCGCGCGAGCTGGGCTCAGCGATCTGGTGGGCGGTCGCCAAGACCGGCCTGGACCCGGATGCCATCACCGTGGCCATGCTGCCGTCGATCATCGAGATGGAGGACCCCCCTCTTACCCAGGTGCCGCGACTGCGCCGGCTGTGCGCACAGTGCGGGGTGGAGCAGGGCCATCACGAAGGGATGCGGCTTGGCTTCGGCATGGGCGGCGAGGCTCACGAGTTCGAGCCCCGCCCCCAGGACACACCCCGGTTCGGTCTGCTTGACCGCACCCCCGACACCGGCGACTACCCCGATCACCAGGATGGAGACGGACTGTGAAGCCCATCGACCTTGACCCCAGCCTCGCGTTCACCGCGCTGCTGGAGCTCGACCCGGGCATGCGCGAGCGCAGCGGCGAGGAGGGTGCGATCGTACGCAGGCACCTCCTCGCGGACTACTACGCGCAGGACGCCATCAGGAACCTGTTCGACTACACCCGCTGGTGGATCAGCGTGGTAGGTGAGCCCAGCGCGGAGCCCGGCCCGCCGCAGCGGATGATCGGTGAGTACGTCGGCCGCCTGCGCCGCATAGCCGAACTCAAAGCGCAGGTCCGCCAGCTGGAGACGGCGGCGCTGGAAGTCGCCAACATGCTTCAGCGGCGCGGTGCCACCCATGACGACCTGTGCCGCTACGAAGCTGTTGCCCGGGGTGACAAGTCATGACGACCGCTGCCGCCGACGTGGTGGTCGAGGAGCTGCACCGGGCCGCTTGCAGCCGGTGCAGCTACCGGGGTGAGCTGCGCGCCCTGAAGGAACTGGCCAGGGCCGACCGTGTTGCGCACTTCGACTGGCACCGCCGCCTGGACGCCGCCATTCAGCTGGCGGTGGAGTACCTGGAACGGGCCGGCTTCACGGTGCTGGACCGCAGCTGGACGTTCGAGCGCGCTTACATCGGGATCGTCGCGGACGATCACGGCAGCCTCGTGGTCGTCGACGTGCGCGCGCACGTTGAACGGTACGGCCGGCGACTGGAAGAGATAGGTGCCGGGAAGAAGCGGGTGATGCGCCGGCTCGGGTCAATGTGGCTGCGCGAGCACGGGATGCGCTACGACCGGCTGCGCGTCGACGTGATTGGCGTCCTCGGGGACGGTCCTGGCGGGTTCACCATCGAGCACGTGCGCGGTGTCGCATGACCCGGCAGCAGGAAGCCGCCGTGGATGAGCTGCTGGGCATGACCGAAGGGCCGGCCCACGTGTTCGAAGGTGAAAACGACGTGCTGCTGCTGCACGACGGGGACACCCGCATCGTCAGCATCGACGCGGCCGGCAACCTGTCATCCGGGTACGTGGTGCCGTCAGCCGACCGCCTCCTTGACCCCGGCTGGGATACCGGGTGGACGCCGTGACCCTCAACCAGGTGAGCCAGCTCCCGTACAAACCGCTGATCGAGGACCCCGACGCACCGCATCAGATCGTCCTGCGGCTGGCGAAGGGCCGCAAGTCGATCATCCTGGGCTGCACCTGCCAGCGCGGCCACCAGCAGATCGAGGCCAGGCAGCGGTGGGCTGAGGGTGAGGCCATGGCCCGCTGGCGTGAGCATGAGAGGGAGGCGACCCGGTGAACGGCGACCTGACAGTCCGCATTATGCCCAGCAAGGGGGAGTGGGCCGGCAACCTGGCCAAGGCACTGGACGTGATCACCGGCAACCCGGGGCTCACCGCGTACGGGGTGAGCCTGTACTTCGAGCCGGAGCCGGTCGCACCGGGGGAGCTGCGCCACAGCTGCTTCCCCATGACCGGCATCCTGGCCCTGATGAAAGAGCTGATCAAAGACGGCAAGGTGTACGCCGTGCCGAACAAGCGCGGTCAGCAGTTCTACCCGAGAGAGGAAACCATCCCAGATGGACCAGACACCGATGACGCCATCCCGTTCTAACCTGCCGCTGTACGTGATCACCGGCCTGAACCCCGGAGACCTGGAGTTTAACCAGGTGTACCGGCTCAGGCTGGGCGGCTGGTCTCCGAGTGACAGCCCGGCCGCCGCGCACCTGATCCTGGTGGCCGAGCCGGAACCGCTGGACAACGCCCGAGGGATGATCAGCCGGCTGCGGGGCAGCGGGGGAGACGCCAGCGACTACCAGGCCGCCGCGATCGCAACCACCCTGCTGGCGGTCGCGGAACAGCTGATGTCCATCGATGACGCGCTGCGCAACACGATCGGAAGTACACCGCGATGACCGACCTGCTGCGGCACACGCACATGGATACCCCCGGTGACCAGAAGCTCACCCACTCCCACCCCGGCGGCCAGTACGCGCACGGCTACTTCCAGCACCCCATCCCGTACGCCGGTGTCTACCCGCGCCGGGAAGACGGGTCGGTGCCTGACCCGGGCAGTGCCACACGTGAGCTGGCCAGCGGCCTGCCGGTGTTCACCGACGACACCGGGTGCCGGTGGATCAAGGTGGCTGACGACGGGTACATCCCGCTGAACGGCCAGCTGCTGCGGGCGATCACCGATAAGTGGCGTGTCGCCCCGCTTGCCCAGATCAGCGCAGCCGGGCTGACGCTCACCCCAATGGCACCGGCATCATGACAGAGCCGCTGACCCGGCAGGGCCGCATCGTCCGCCAGTGGTACCTGAACCCGTACCTGCTGCTGGAAGCGGGGGAGAACGCGATCGAACTCGTGGTCAGCGAGCGGGACCGCAGCCCCGCGCACCAGCGCGGCCACCGGCAGCATGAGGCGGACGCCCCCGAACCGGACAGCTACGAAACCGCGATGCGGGAAGCCCGCGCCTGGCGGGCCGCCGTGTGGCCGCACAACGCCAGGGGCTTCCCCGCGCACCAGCGGGCGCGCGCTCACCTGGAGCTGGGCCTGGCGGGCATGGCCCGGCCCACGGCAGGGCAGGTCACGGAGTTCCTGCGGGACTTCAGCAGCCAGTCCGACGACAACCCGGACATGGGTAATTTCGCCGGCTGGTGGGCGGGAACGAACTACCCTGGTTAAGCCAGACCCGGCACGAAGCCCGCTCGTTGTTCACACCGACGAGCGGGCTTCGTTGTTGCAGCTCAAACCCTGTGGATAGCGGATTTGACTGCGCACGTGTAGGATGTGCGCCAGAGAGAGAGGAGGTCGCCATGCAGGAAGTGGACCTGACGGTGGACGACCTGGCGCAGCTGGCCGATCGTGACGAGAACGACGGCAGCACCCGGGAGCGGGCGCTGGTCATCGCGGCCCGCGCTGAGCTTGCGCTGCGCACCGCACGGAACGAGATCCCGAAGCCCCGCCGCACCGAGGGCCTGTTCACCCTCCGCGAGCTTGAGGCCCTGGCCGACCCGGAGAGCGTGCCGCTGCACCTGCGCGGCGCGGCGTAACCACCGAGAGGACCAGGGACATGGCGGACAACAAGACGATGACAAAGCGGGAAAACGACGCGCTCAACCGCGAGAACAGCGGCAACGCGGACAAGACCCAGGCGGTCATCGCAGGCCGGGCGAAGCAGGCCGAGCTTCGCGGCGCGGCGACGAAGCACGGTAAGTAAACGCATCACCCTGCAGTGCCGTCCGGGTCGCGCCGGGCGGCACTGCCGCATTATGGGGGTATGGACGATCTGCTGTGCATCCTGGCCTGTCTCGGGTGGCGGGCACGCTGGTACCGGGAGTGGTGGACCAGGCCGCCGTACGCCACCGAGAACATCACCCCGCGCAGTGCGGCCTACTGGGAGCGAGCATGACCGACAAAACGATGATCACTTTCCTGCAGGCTGCGGTGCACGGTGACCGCCTGCTGGTGGCCCCTCTCGGCACTGCGCTCAACCTGACCGATCCGGGCTGGGTGGACGCTGGTCTCGCACCCGGCCGGATCGCCGGCGTGGCCGTGCCGGTGCCGGCGATTCCCGCTGAACTGCCGGATACCAGGGACGACCTGGAAGCCTGGTACCCGTCTCAGCTGAGTGAGGTGCTGCTGCACCTGGTCACTATGTGCCCGGAGTGCCAGGGGACCGGGATGCCTTCGTACCTGCTGTGCCCCGGTCACGCGGCCCACGCCCGTGGATGAGATCCGCATCGAGCACGGGCCGGCCGAGGTGTTCATCATCCCTGCCTCGGTGTGCCCGGTCCACGGGCGGATGCGGCAGAACTTCGCCATGGACCAGTGGACGTGCGCCGGCTTCGACGGTGAGGGCTGCGACCAGGTGGTGACGAACGAGGAGTTGTTCCGGAACGCGAAGCCGCTGGGTACGGCCGGCATCTCCGACTTGGAATGGCAGCGGCAATCCCGCACACGTGGGTTATGCTGTGCGCTACTGCACTGCTGCTCTGAGAGAGGACATGCCATGGGCAGGCCGACCAGCACGGAGCCGCCGCCGGTTCCGTACAAGCCGAAGGTGGAGCACCGATGAAAGTCACCAACAAGGGCGAGACCGTGGGCAAGGGCAAGGACACCCACGTTGTCATCGACCGGCACAAAGACTGCGGCGGCAAAGGCTGCCAGGGGTGCGGCAACGGCTCGACCGTGAAGCTCACCCACAAGCCGGGTTCCACAGTCACCCCCTGATGCAGCCCGTCTACGTGACCATGGAATGCCTGAAACGCTGCGGCGACTGCGACGGGTTCGGGCGGCAGCGGTTCGGCACCGAGATCATCGTGTGCCGCCGCTGTTACGGTCACGGCTTCGAGCTCAGCGCGCACCGGGCGATCGCCCGGTACTTTCCGCCTGGCCAGCCGGCCAGGTAAGCACCACCAGAGAGAGGGACCACCATGGGGAAGCCCACCGGCAAGGATCACGTCAAGGAAGTCAAGAACGCGGCTAAGGACGCGGCGGCCGAGGTGAAGCGCGGCAACCTCAAGGACGCCGCCGGCATCATGAAGACTGCGATCAAGAACCCGCCCGACCCGGACACCCGGCCGTAGCAGCACGTAGCAGCACAGCACGAAGCCCGTCCGGGCGCGGCGCACAGCCGCCCCGGACGGGCTTTCGCTTTGCCCGTGGGCTAGTTGCCCGTGACCGACCTAGAACCGCTCACGGTCGGTCTCTGCCCCGGCCTGACGGATGCCGCGCCTGCCCTGCTGCCGCTGCTCGGCCAGCGTGATGTACGTGGGCACCGCCGGGTAGCCGAGGAAGTAGCCGAAGATCGGGTTGAACTTCTCCAGAATCCGCACCAGGTAGTAATAGGCGGCGCTGAACGCGAGCACCAGCACCTCCGTAAGCGGCCCGGTCACCGACGCGTCCGCAACGAGGCCCTGCCGCACAGCCCACGTGATGACAGCGCCGACGAGGACCGCCGTGCCCGTCCTGATCCACGAGATAACGAGATCGCTCACTGGTCTCTCCTCACTGGCGCAACGCCAGCATTACCGGGCTAGGCTGCCCGCACTCCGGGCAATGTACCAAGGGGTGCACCGGGCCGTCAGGGATGCCGCTGATGTGGCCGCAGCCCAGCGTGACCAGCCATGGTGTCGGGGTAGGTGCGGGCGCTGTGTCCGCGCGCAATCCTGCTCCTACTCGTCAGGCACCTCAGCCGGTATGGCCTTGGCGGCGGTCGTCGTGAAATCCACCCGTTCCCACTCGCTGCCGTTGGCCCCGGTGGTGGCAACCGCGCCGACAAGCGCGTACAGCCGGGTCTTGACAGGCAGCGACCCGAACAGCACGTTCTGCGGGTTCGCCGTCTTCGGGACGTGCGGCCGGCCGTAAGACGGCAGATCCTGGTCGGCCTTAGCCCCCGTGGCGTACCGGATCGTCATGCGGTACCAGCCGGTAGCGAACGGGCTGGGGCCGGCCGGCGAGTCCCACTGGAGCCGCACCGACGAAGGGCCGACATCGGTCACGGTCAGGTCCCGCACCGGGGGCAGCACGGTCGGCGCTGGCACGGGGGCGGCCTTGCCCGTCTTCGAGAGGCTGACGAACTCGGCCCGGCACGCGGTCACACTGGCCTTGTCCTGCTTGCCCGCGTACTTCGAGCCCCGGAACCCGTTGAAGTCGACCTCGGCGATCCCGCCGAACGGGGTGGTCTCGCTGTACTGCCACACCAGCGGAGTCATGCCCCCGTATTCCTGCCAGCCGGCCGCCGCGTTGCTGTCGCTGTAGGTGCTGTAGACGCTCGACCAGAGCATGAGCCCGCGTGAGCGCAGCGGCGCGAGGTCGGGGGAGCCCAGCTCCTGCCACCACCAGTGCGGCAGGTACACCCACCAGATGACACCGCCTCGGCCGCGGAGCCGGTCAACGAACGCGCATACGTCGGTGATCGTCGGCCGGCTCGCGTAGTTGCCGGCGCTGTCGAACGTCGGCTCGCAGTCCACCATGGCCGGGGTCTTGCCGGCGTGCGCGTAGAAGTAGTCGGCCTGCCCCGCGCCCTGGGCGTGCTCCAGGAAGTGGTAGGCCAGCCGGAACACGCCCGCCTTGTCGGCTGCTGCGGCCTGCTGCGCGTAGGCGGGTGACGCGTAGGTGAGCCCCTGGGTGCACTTGATGCCGGCCGCCTGCGCACCGGCAAGGCTGATGCCCTGCTGGTAGGCGCTCATATCGGGGAAGTAAATCGTCACGGGAGCCTCCAGCCGCTCGGTGTACGGGGTCAGCGGGCGCGTCCGTGTACGGCAGAAACCTACTCCATGCGCGGGAGTGGCGGGCTGCGCTTAACGGGTTCTTATGTGACAGGTTACTAACCGGGCACACACGTGCGCCGTGGCTGGCAGCGGCTGGCTACGAGCTGGTGACAGCTCCCGTCGTGCTCTGCCCGGCCAGGGACAGCAGGCCGGACAGCGACTGGTCGAGTGTCTGGTACGGGGTGAGGGTGCCCTGCAGCTGGTCGTCGTCCCACTCCAGGCCGCCGCCGATGAACTGGATCGGCCCTGCTGGCAGGAGCCCGCCGCCGAACGCGAAGTCAGCCAGGATCAGCCGGTACACGTTGCCGGCCTGCTCCATCCCCGGGTCAACCGGAACGCCGCCCATCGTCATGATCTGCCCCGGCCCGAACTGGAACGGGCCGGTGAACGAGCTGGTCTGGTAGATCTTCAGGATGGCTGACGCGACCGCCTGCGCAGCGGAGGCGGTCAGGGTGCCCGCGTTGCTCAGGTCCAGGAACTGCTCCCGGCCGGTGTGCCCCGTGTTCGTCACCGAAGTCAGCGAGTAGACCGCTGCGGTGCTGGTGTCCGCGTTGTCGGCCGCCGACTGGTAGCGGATGTAGATGGCCCGCACGTCGCCGCCGTTGGTCCGCGACACCGGGTTGACGGCGACCAGGATGCGGTTCGGGGTGGACGGCAGCGGGGCAACGCTGATGTCGTTGCCGATGACCGCAGACGGCTGGCTGTTCACGAACCACCCGAGCCCGCCCCGGGTGCACAGCAGGTTCAGCACGTCGTCCACGTAGTCGCTGCCAGGGTCAGGCGGCTGGCTCGTCCACATTCCCGAGGGTGAGCCGATGCCCGGGTTGACCCAGTTAAGTCCCCGGGAAATCGCGTTGTTCACCAGCTCATCGGGCTCGCTCGTCGGCCAGGCGTCAGTGAAAGTCGCCAGGAAGTCACCGCCCTGCACGCCGACGCCGGCTGCGGTGACCTGCCAGCCGTTGTCACTCGGCACCGGCTCGTCCAGCGTCCCGTCCCAGATACCCGACCCGCCCCGGTACAGGGTGGTCTGTGACCCGGCGACCAGCCATTCAGCCCGGTAGGAAGCCGGCACCCCGAGGATGCAGCTGGCTTTCTCCGCGCCGCCAGGGTAGGTGCTGCTGTACTTCGTGCCCACCACCGGGGCCTGGTTGGACAGCCAGTACACCTGGGAGCTGTTGGGCGGCACGATACGGAACTGCGTCGAGTTCGGTTCGGGGTCGCTCATATCAGGCCCGACGAGTCCAGGCGGGCAATGCACCCGTTGACCGCAGACGCGATCGACTGCACGAACGTCTGGCTGTAGGTGGTCCCCGCGCTGCCGCTGACCGAAGTGACCGCGCCCTGCCCGCCCTGGTAGGGGCCGCCGAAGTTGTTCGCGCTGATGTTGCCGTCCACGCTCGCGCTGCCGTGCACCGTCTGGTTGCCGGTCACCGTCGAGCCGCCGGTCGCGGTCAGGTTGCCGGTCACCGTCGTCGTGCCGCCGTTGCCGATAGCACCGACGACGTGCCCTGCTGACACGGTGCCGGTGACTGACCCGTCACCGCCGACCACGAGGTCACTGTCCACGTTGTGGTTGCCGTGCACGGTCATGTCGTCGTCAACGGTCATGCCGCCGCTGTTGACGTGCGCGGACCCGTTGATGCTCAGCGTCCCGCCCGAGGGGATCAGCGCGCCGCCGAGCGTGTGGCTCCCGTTCGTGACCAGGTTGCCGGTAATCGTCCCGCCGCTCTTGGGCAGCGCGTTGCCCGCTGTCGTCTCGATCGCGCCGACCTTCGGCACCAGCGCGTCCAGCCGCTGGTGCGCTGCCTTGGCCTGCGTCCCCGCGTAGTCGAGGCGCAGCGACCCGACGCCGAGGACCAGGCCGATGAGCAGCAGCAGGAACGACGACGACAGCAGGTGCCCGCCGAGCTCCACCATGATGCCGATCAGCGGGACGCGCATCATCCGCATCCGCATCCCGAAGCGGTACCAGTCCTTCACAGCTTCCCCCTACGTGGTGCGGTCGAAGTAGAAAGTCGGTGAGTAGGTGACGCCGACAGCCGGGGCCAGCGCCCCGGGGCAGTAGGCGAACAGCAGGTTTTCACCGTCCACCGGCTCAACCGACATGGGGCCGCCCGACCAGGCGGTGATCTCGCCCATCACCGACACTGCGGCGCTGCGGTCCGACTGGGTGCCGTACACGTTGCCGACCCTGGTGTTCGGGTCTGGTGCGTCAAGGTAGTACGTGAGGAACCCTGTGCTCGGCTCGTTGATGACGACGGTCTGCCCCATGGTGTCGAGCAGGATGCAGTCATACCAGCGGTCCGAGGTGTTGGTGTCGGTCACGGAGACCGCGAAGCTCGCCTGCGTGTTGTCCGAGCCGATCTTCTTCACCGGCAGTGTTACCACCCCGGCCAGCAGCACCCCGTTCGTGATCTGCGACGGGGTGAAGCTGACGGGGATCGTCGTCGTCGTGTACGTGGGGCCGCCGCTGTATTCGGTCTGCCGGAAGGTGACGGTGACCGTGCGGGAGCCTGACCCGTTGAACGAGCTGTTGATCAGGTACACGGTGAACGTGCCGTTGAGGCGCGCGTTCACCCCGCTCACCGGCTGCGGGAAGGTGTACCAGGTGCCCCCGTTCGGGGTGTCAGCGCCAGCGCCCACGCTGACCAGCGGCTGGAAATTCTTGCTCGCGCCCCGGGGCGGCCGGTGCACGATCAGCGACTTGAAAGCCGATGGCGCGTACGGGGTGATGATCAGCCGGCCGTTCCCGCCGTTCCCGGCCGTCTCCGAAGTCCCCGCGCTGTTGGCCCCGCCGCCGCCGCCGCCCGGCTGCGCACCCGCAGACCCGGCGCTGTTCGCCGTCGCCCCGCCGTTCCCGCCAGCACCGCCGCCGGTCACTGAGGGTGCACCGAACTGGTCGGGGGAGCCGCCGGGGAACGTGAGCCGCACCTTGCCGGCCGCACCGTTGCCGGCCTGCGCGTTCTCCCACGTGCCGCCGCCGCCGCCGCCGGGCACGGTGCCGTTGCCGCCCACGTTGTTCGTCGGGCCTGAGCCCGCGCCGCCGCCGCCGCCATCGGTCGGGGCCGCGCCCGCACCCGCGTACCCGTTACCCGCGTTGCCGTTACCCGAAGGGGACGCGCTCGACCCGCCGCCGCCGCCGTACGGCTCAGCCGCCCCGCCGCCGCCGCCGTTGTGGTGAACGGAGTTGGACGAGCCGGTGCCCCCGTTCGCGGGTGTGCTGCCGCTGTTGGTGAAGACGCCCCGCTGCCCGCCGTGCGCGAGAACCTGGAATCCGCCGTCGCCCGTGAACGAGCTGCTGTTGCCGTTGTTCCCGCTGGTGGACGTGGACGTGGCCCCGAGCCCGCCAGCGGCGACGACCCCGCCGTAGACGTTGCCGGGGGTGACCGGCACGAACCCGGACGCGTACTCGCCGCCGCCAGCCCCCTGCCCGTTGCCGGTCGGGCCGCCTGACCCGGCACCGCCGCCTGACCCCCATGATTCCGCGAACACCTGCGTGACGCCGGCCGGGCACGTCCAGCTGAATGACCCCGGGCTGGTGAAGCTGGTAGCACTGGTACCGAGCGGCGTGCTGCCGGGTGAACTGGAACCGCCTGAGGACCCGCCGCCGCCGCCGAACGACCCGGACGCGGTGCGCCCGGCCCCGCCGTCGTGGTGCACCGTGTTCGGTGAGCCGGTGCCGCCTACGCCAGCTGAGATGCTGTTAGCGGGTGCCGCCTTGCCAGGGTTGGCGAGTACCACCAGCGGCCCGGCCAGGCCCGGCCCGAACTGGGTGGCCGACCCGTCGTTGCCCGGCGTACCGCCGGTGCCGACGTTGTACGGGATGACTTCCGTGCCGACGTTGGGGAACACGTCTTCACGGGCGTACTCGGCCGCGCCGCCGCCGCCGCCCATGCCTGCGCTGCTGCGCGACGAGCCCGGCCCGCCCGCGCCGACCGCCTCGACTTTGAGCCAGTTCGTATTGGCCGGAACGGTGTAGCTGCTCACCCCCGAGGTAGTCACGGTGGTGCTCGTGCCAGCTGTCGCAGGCTGGGTGAACGCCAGCGAGACCGGAGCCCGCGCGGTGCCCTTGAGCCCGTACAGCGTGTAAACCGCGCCTCTCGTCACCGGGGTCACCGTCACCGAGTCCGGGTAGGCGGTCAGCGCGTCCACGTACAGCGTCACCCAGCGCAGGTGATGATCGCCGAACGGATGGTGATTGGAGACGGTCAGCTCATAGGCGGCAACCGCGCTGTAGTTGAACACCGGGTCATTAGCCGGGATGCGCATCGAGACGGGGGAGAAGTACGGGGACTGCGGCAGCGGGGTCACCGGGAGCCGCAGGTCATTCCGCGTCATGGACAGGGTGTTGCCGCTGGTGTCCGTCAGGACAAGGGTCACCCGGTGCACCTCAGTGCCCCGGTAGCGCAGGTTCCAGTAGTAGCGGGACCCCAGCCCGAGGTACATCGCCACCGACGACATGCCGGTGAGGTTGAGGGGGGACGCGAGGACGCTCACGTAGTCGAACAGGCTGTTCTGCCCGCCCGGGTCACCGAACTGGTCGGGGTCGAACGCGCAGCTGCTCGGGCCGATGACGCAGCGCGGGGACTGGTAGCACAGCGGGTTGGTGATGGTGGAGAACGTGTCGATGCTCACCGGGGACGGCGGCGACGGCGGGCCGCTCGGGACCGGGCTCGCGAACCGCAGCTGCTCCTGGGTATCGGCCCGCCCGTACGGCAGCGCCGGGAACTTGATGGTGAGCTTCATGCAGAACTGGCGTTCGCGCACCAGGTCCGCTTCCACCGCCGTTGCGGCCGCCCGCTGGCAGTCGAGCAGCATCGGCAGCGCAGGCAGCGTGCCGGTCGTGTCCCGCTCCCTGGTCCAGGTGGTCGTCCACATCTCCTGGTCGATGATCTGCTCAAGGTGCTCGCGCGCACCGCTTAGCACATCCCGGCTGGGAGCGAAAATCCAGATCGGCAGCGTCACCGTGCGGTTGCTGGCCCGCCGGCCGGTATTGATCTCCCCGTCCAGCAGCATCGACTGGATCTGCGAGGTGGTGGGCTGCGGGCCGCCGGGGTCGAAACCCGGCAGCAGGCAGAACACCGCGCCGCCGCACATCGGGTTGGTGTTGACCACCTGGCCAAGCAGCTCGATGTCACCGAGGACGAGGGACTCAGCCATTTACCAGCCGTTCTTCGGGTAGCGCGCGTGGAAGGCGGCATCCTGGGTTGATGCGCCGATGGCCCCGCCGACGTGCCGGCCGACGCCAGCCGGCACACCGGCAGTGGTGTCGTTGAGCCGGTTGACAGCCGCCTCGATGTCGGCCAGCTTCTTCGCGGACATGGCCAGGGCCGCGCTGCTGGCCACTTCCTCGCCCGCGTGGAACTCGTAGCCCGCGCCGCTGTTGGCCCCCAGCCCGAACACCGGCTCAGGGATGCCGCCGCCGTTGCTGTACTTGCGCCACACGCCGCCGCCGGGGCTGACCTTGCCGCCCTTGCGGTACCAGTGCGGATTCCGGCCTTCCCATGCGTCCAGCGCAGCTGTGGGGGAGCCGTACACCGACTGGATGTAGCCGAGCCCCCACCGGATCTGGGTGGCCGCGTTCGTCTTCCAGTCCGACCCGGCGCTGGCCATCTTGTCGGCGGGCAGCGCCTGCGGGATGCCGTACGCGCCGCTGGTCGGGTTGGTCGCCTGGTAGTTCCACCCCGATTCGCCGTTCCACAGGGTCACCAGGGAGGCGTAGTTCGTCGCCGCGCTGTTCGGCCACATGTCGGTGACGAGACCCCGCGCGTAGTTCTGCGCGCTCGCGGTGCTGGGTGAGATCGACTGGCCGGGTGCACCGGGTGCGGGGGCCAGCAGTGAGCTGATAAACGAGGTGACCGGCCCGAGGATCTTGTCCTTGACCAGCCCCTCGATCTTCTCCACGGGCGCGGTCACGGCTTTCTTGGCCACGTCCCCGATGACGCCCGGCCAGTTACCTGAGCCGACTGCGTTGCCTACCGCACTGGCCGCCCCGGCGATCGTGTTCAGCGCGCTTACCACCGGGGCTGAGATGAACTTAGCTACGTCGAGCGCGCCGGTGGCCAGCGACGACACACCGGGGATCGACCCGAGGATGTCACCGACAATGCCGCCGGTCGCGTAGCCGGGCACCCCGAACGCGGAGAACAGCGGGGCCATCGTCCGGCTGGTCTGCTTGCTGACGACCGTCTCACCGTCCTCGGCCATGATCATCCTGCGGTCACCGCCGCCGTACCCGGGCAGCCGGCCGCCGGCCGCCATGTTGCGGATCCGCCCGCCTGCCGCGAAGCCGGGGATCTTCGGGATGCCGGGGATGCCGACCCAGGACAGCACCGTGTCGATCCCGCCGATGAACGGGTTCAGCACAGCGGTGACCACGGCGGTAATCGGCGCTTCGAGTACCGCTTTGATCCCGCCCCAGATGGTGCCTAGCGCGGACTCGAGCCCCTTGAAGACGGCCTGCGCCGCGCTGCTGATCCCGTTCCACACGACGCCTAGCGCCGACGCGATCCCGTTGACAGCGATCAGGAACGAGTTCTTCAGGGCGCTCCACCAGGTCGCGAAGAACGACCCGATTGCGTCGAACACGGTCTTCGTTACCGTCTCGACAGCGGTCCACGCCGCCGAGATCACCGACCGGATAGCGGTGAGGTAGGTGCCTAGCAGCGACTCGATCGCGTTCCACACCTGGACGAAGATGTTCTTCAGGTCAGTCCACGCGGCCGACCAGTTGCCGGTGAGCAGGTTGATCGCCACGCCGAACAGGCCGGTGATGACATCCCAGGCGACCTTGACTGCAGCTTCGATCGTCGCCCAGAAGATCGTGGCCGCCGCCTTGAGGACAGCCCACGCCACATTCCACGCCTGGCTGATCACCGTCCACGCGGTGCTGAAAATCAGCTCGACTGTCGCCCACGCCGCCGCCGTGATTTGCTCGATGATGCCCCACGCGGTGGACGCGGTGACCTGGAGGAGACCCCAGAAAGTGGACCATGCGGCACTGATCAGCTTCACGTAGACGGTGAACGCAGCCTGAATGAGACCCCAGCCGACCTGGATTGCGACCTGGATCACCGCCCAGACCGGGGTGAAAACCGCCTGGATCCCGGTCCACAGCGCCGCCCAGATTTCCTTGATCGCGGTGCCGTTCGTCACCCACCAGGTGTCGAAGCTGCTCGTGACGAACGTGATAATCCGGTTGAATTCGCCGATGATGGAGTCGGCGACCCCGGAGAAGAACGACGCGACCGCAGCGTAGGCCGACTTGATCGCGGACCACGCCCCGATCAGCGCGTCACGGAACGCGGAGCTTTTCTCCCACGCGATGACAAGGCCCGCTACCAGTGCGGCGATAGCGATCACCACGAGGCTTATCGGGTTGGCGTCCATCACCAGGTCGAGCGCAGCCTGCACGACCGCCCACGCCTTCGTGGCCGCCGTCACGAGGCCTTCCCAGATGTAAAGGGCCTTGAGTGCGATGGTCTGGTAATCGAGGAGCGCGTTGACGACCGTCATCACGACCCCGAACGCGACCATCGCGAGCCGTACGGCGGCGACCGCGAGACCCCAGCCTTTCCATGCGATCAGCAGCGCGGTCAGCACCGGCACGAGCTTCCCCGTCGCGGCCAGCCAGTTGACCGCTGAGGCGGTCGCCTGAGCGATCAGCGCGACAACGGGGGTGATCGCGGTCAGCAGCTGCGTCAGCGCGGTCGTCAGGTTCTGGGTGAGGACGGTCGCCATGACGGTGAACGCCTGGATGATTGTGGGGAACGCGGGGGCCAGCCCGAGGACGAGCACGTTGACGAGCTGCGCTATCAGCGGCACCACGTTCTCTACCGCGTCGCCTAGGGTGGCGAAGATCCCGCTGTTCTCCAGCAGCCCGAACACGGTGGACAGGGTCGACGCGAGCACGTTGAGGGACGGGGCTAGATCCTGGATGAGCTGGCCTAGCGCGCCGAATACGCCGGACAGGTCGGTCAGCACGGCTGCTGCCAGGGACGCGATGACCCCGCCGACCTTGGCCAGGGCGGGCAGCACAGCTGCGATGGCCCCTGCGAACGCGGCGAACACCGGCCCCAGGGTGCGGGCCAGGGAGGTGGCCAGGGACGTGATGACGGGTATCAGCGCGTTCAGGACGGACAGCAGCGCACCTAGGACGAGGTTGCTCTGACCTAGCACGGGGGCGAACGCGGTGAACAGCGCGCCGATGTTCTTGCCGAGGGTGCCGAGGAACCCGGCGAACACCTGGAAGACCGGCACAGCCGCCTTGATCAGGGTCACCATCGGGGGGAGAATCCCGGCTACGAGGGAAGTCAGCCCGTCTGTCAGCGGCTTGATCAGGGGTGAGACCGCCCGGAATGCGCCGCCCAGCTGCGGCAGGACCGTCTTCGCTATGTTCGTCAGCCCGGACAGCAGCGGCCCTAGCAGGGTCGCGGCCCCGGAGAACGCCGACGCGATCGCGGGTTCCAGCTGGTTGAGCAGCACGGGGATCTGGTTGAAGATCGACTTCAGCGGGGCCAGCATCGCCGTTGCGGCTTTCTGCATGACCGACTGGTAGGTGGCTGCGATCTGCTGCGCTTGCGCGTACAGCGGCCCCGTGTCGTTCTTAGTGCCGATCAGCGTTTTGATGCCGAGGTCTACCGCTTTCACCCCGGCTGTGATGCCGATGAACCCTGCTTGCAATGCCACCACAGAGGGGAGTGCGGCGACCGCCGCGCCGCCGATACCGATGATCGACGCCTTGACCGCAGACAACCCCGAGATGCCAGGCAGCAGCCCGCCGAGCAGCCCGCCGCCGTTCACCGTCTTCGTGACACCGTTCTCACCCTCACCGCCGCCGCCGAGCAGCGCGGACAGGGAGAACCCCTGGAATGCCCTGGTGAGCTCCGACTTCAGCGCCGACGAGAACGACTGGCCGGACTTCGAGCCTTCCTCGCCGGCCTTACCGCTGAACAGCCCGGTCATCTGCTTAGGCAGCAGCGACCTGATCTGCGCGGTAAAGCCGGTCGAGTAGTCCTTCCCGCCCTTCGTGCCGGCGGTTTTGGTGTCGACACTGTCTAGCCCGGACTGGGTGTCTTTCTGGACCTGGCTGCTGTCGACGCGCAGCCGCAGGAACGCGTCAGCCATCGACGGCATCAGCCGCCGCCTGTCGCTTCCATGAACCTGAGCACCTGCAACCGCCGTTCCTCGCCAGCAGCTGCGGGCTCAGCGTCGGCTATCTTCTCGTCCTCGAACATCGCCGCGATTTGCTCGGACGGCGGCTCATAGTCTTCGAGGCCTTTCACGCCGAGACCCCTGGCCACCAGCACCAGGAGCCGCAGCGTGTCCGTCCGGTCGCTTTCCTCACCCCACAGCAGTTCAGCGAGGTCACACTGATCGCGGAGGGTCAGCCCGCCGTAGCGGTCCTCTGCCTCCCCGCGCCACGGGTGGCCTTCGCCTTGCTGCTGCTGCGCCCGTCGCGCTTCGGCTGGTGATCCTGCGGCAGCGCCGCCCCGTCGGGTACGACCACCTGGTCCATCGGCAGGATCTGCACGTCCCCGCCCTGCAAGGAGATGACCCTCGCAACGCGACCTTCCTGCTCCGCGTCCCCAGTGGAGGAGGACGACGGCTGCCTGGTAGGGCGGGCGGTGCGCCGCGACACCGCTTCTTCCATCTCGCCGTTGATCATCTGCAGCACCTCGATCAGCGTGTCCGGCTGCGTGCGGTGCTGCCGCAGGTGCGACCGGAACCGCCGGTACTCGCCGTTCGGCATCGCCAGTTTGAGGAGCTTCGAGGTCAGTGCGATCCCCTCCGGGCTCTCACTGTCAATGTCGCTGTCCAGCGCCGCAGCTGCGAATTCGGACCACTCGATCACCGCGTCTGCGTCGGTGCGCAGCCCGCACTGGAACTGCGCGTCGTCGAGCTTGAAGCTGAACGACACCAGTTCCTCGGGTGTGATGTCCTGCGGTTCGTTGTCCGCGCCGGGCGCTTGCTGTGAGCTGAACTCGTGCATGATCTGCTGGTCTCCCGTCTAGGCCCGGAGCGGGCTCTGCATAATGGCCTTGTAGAGCTTGGCCCCGGTCGCCGGCTTCTCCAGCGTGAATTCGCAGGAGATGGTGGCCTTGCTCGCGCCCTTCGCGCGGGTGATGGTGGTGTCGCCGGTCTGGAAGCACTGCCGGTAAACCCACCGTTCGGTGCCGTCCTCGGACTCGAAGCCGAGCATGGTGCGCACCTCGGTACCGAGGTCCGGCGGCTCGAACGTGACGATCCCCGACCCGGCCGTGATGGTGCCGCCGTTCATCGCCCGCTGCAGGTTGCTGGCGGTGATCTCAGCCAGGGCGAACGTGACCGTGCTGGTGCGGCCCGTCGACTGGTTGCTGATCGGGTCCAGTTCCTCGGCCACCTCAACCGCGTCGGTCGAGATCGAGTACTTGAATTCCGACCCGGCATCGGTGTAGCCCAGCAGCACCCACGCTGCCGAGACCGAACTCCACGCTGTGGTCAGGTCCGTTACTTCCGTCGTGCCGACCGGGCCGATATAGAGCTTGCCCGGCCCGAGCGCGAGTGCAGCGGGATTGCCGCGCGTTGACATCGCTTACTCCTGTCCCGCCGCTGTGGCGTCAGTGGTTGCTGCGGGCGCAGGCTGCGTGAGGTCGTCCGGGTGGACTACCTGGTTGGTCCAGCCGTTCTTCTCCACCAGGTCGGCAGGCACGCGCGAGCCGGCGTTGAACGCCCGGACAGGCATGGTGCCGGACAGGCCGCCGATCCACAGGTCCGTCCTGGCGACGTAGTACGACGCGGGCAGCAGCGGGGCAGGCGGCGCGGCTGGGGCGCTGCCTGGTGCACTGGTGTCCTCCTGGGTTACGTCCGGCACAGCCGCGTCTGGCGCTCCCTGATCTGGAGTGCCGTCCGCTGCACCAGCGCCCTTCTTGGCCGGGGCCATCGGGTACCTCCTAAGCGTTGGTGATGCGGTACACGCCCACCGTGACGCCGCTGGTGGCCGAGTAGGAGACGTGGACCTGGCCGTCGCTCGGGTCAGCGAACGTGCTTGCCGGGAACGGGCCGAACACCTTGTCGGCGCTGGTCACCGAACCGAGCGCGAGCGGCGCGAGGTACGTCCCGTCAGGGCCGGCGTTCGATGCCGCGTTGATGACGCTGGCGACGCAGGCGGTCGTGCCCGCCTTGACCCGCAGGTAGATGTCGGAACCAGGCGGCATCGTGTCGCCGCTCGCACCCGGTGACACCAGGCTTGCGGTATTCAGGTCAAGGCCGCTAACGCGGTCGATGGTGTCGAGGATGGCCAGTGCGCCCATGTGTTCGGTTCTCCTATCCGGTGAGCATGAAATCAGCGCCGACCTGGAAGCAGTACTCCTCGGCCGTGCCCGGCACCGCGAACGGCCCGTTGTGGTTGTCGGCCACCAGGACGGTGACCCCTGTGTCGCCGCACGGCTGCGGGCGGCCGGTCAGCGTCTCGAACTCGCTGCGCAGCGCGGCAGCACCGTCTTCGGCCGCTTCCACGGTGCCGGCGAACACCATCGCCTGCATCCGGGCTACGACCACCGACCCGTCCTCGGCCACCGGCCCGACCGGGATGCCTTCGGGGTTGCGCTGCAGCACCGCGTAAGCACCGGCGGCCGGGGACCGCTGCAGCTTCGCGTAAGCGCCACGGGGGAGCGGCCCCCCGGCGGTGACGATCGGCCGTGCGTTCACCCACTCGCGCAGCGCGCGCTCAACGGCGATCACCGGATCGTCAGCCCGTTGATGTCGGCTGCGGTCTCCTGCACGAACGGCTGAGCTGTCGTACCGGGATGGTGCACCTCACGGCCGAACACCTGCCCTGTCTCAGCGTTGCGGAGCGGGTAGTTGCCGTGCGAGCGGATGATGTGCGGGCGGGTGCCGTCGTTGACGTAGACGCCGTAGTCCAGCGACGGGCCGACCAGCACCGTCCCGTCCGGCTGCTTCTCCGCGTGCACTGAGCTGCGGAGCGCCCCGGAACGGTGCAGCTTGCCTACGGGGGAGACGGGCGTGTGCTTCTTCATCGACTGCACCGCGAACGCAGACAGCCGGTCCATGAGCGCCTGCACGCTCACGTCCTGGCCGAGCGACCGCACCACAGCGCTGTCCCAGACGATCGTCACGTCGGCGCTAGCCAAAACTCCTCCTGAACGGCGGCGGCCGGTATCCCGGCGGATAGATGCCGCTGCCCGGCGACACGTCACCCCAGCGCACCGGCGGCGGGAAGCTGTAGGTCACCATCTCGTCGGGCAAGCCCGGCCCCGACCCGGCTGCTTCGAGGATGGTGACCAGCTGATTCCAGGCGGCGGTCGCCCGGCCGTCGAGCTGCTGGTACACCTGAACGTCGGCATCCCGGTTGGGGTAGGCGATCTCGATGTCGGCCGCTGACCGCCACTCGACTGCGGAACGGGCGGCTGTCTGGATGTCGTTGCTGGCAGGCAGCGGGCCGGTGAACGCGAGGAGCGTCCCGACCACGGTGTCAATGACGGCCTGCGCCTGCTCAGCGGTAGGGGTGGTACTGGCTGTGAAGGTGTTGAGCAGCACGTCACTACCCGGCGTCTTCACGTCCCTGGTGCGCGTCGGGATGTGCCGGGCTACGTCTGGGAGCGTCGGCACCCATGCCTCACCCGGCACGCCTCAGCCCGCCTTAGAGCTGCCGGACTTGCCAGCGGTCCCCGTGGACCTAGTTGCGGGCTTAGGCCCCGCAGCGGCTGGCTGTGCCCCGGCTGTGGTGCTTCCAGCGCCGCCGTCCGCATTGGCGGCACTGGAAGTCTTGTTCTCAGGCTTGGCGTCATCGGCCTTGCCCGAGCCCGGTCCCTGCGACACGACTGCTGCACCCGTGTTGTCCGGGTCAGACTTGTCCGGGTGGTCACCGCCAGGGGTGCCGTCGCCGGTCTCGTCGCTGCGCGGCGCGGCCACCGGCATGGCCTTGACCGGGATCTCCTCGATCAGCCCCTGGCGCAGGTGGTGCGCGATCGACTCCTCACTCACGTCCTCCGGCACCGTCGCACCCTCGTGGAACCCGAGGATCGCCGGGGTGCCCAGCTGGTTAGCGGAGGTCTTGAAGAGGACATACGCGCCGGTCACCCGGTACTTCGTCTTGTCCGACATGAGCTGCTGTCCCCTATCAGGCGTGCGTGCCGGTGATGGTGACAGCGGAGCCGGGCTCCTGCACCACAGGGACGGTCAGGCGGCGGCCCTGCATCTTCCACATGTCGGCGTCGTCCACGCGGATGCTCTTGACCTGGACGGCCAGGTCGCTGATCGCGTAGCCGGGCGCGGACGGCTGCTCGTCGGCCATGCCGCCGAGCTGGGTGCTGTCGAGCACCATCGGGCTAGCCGGCGCGTTCGGGCTGTTGATGATCGTGAGCCCGGCCAGGGTGTCGATGGTGCCCGAGTAGACCGGGTTGTCCGTCGTCTCCCTGCGCAGCGCGTTGGTGATCTTGTCGTCGCTCATGAGGTACGCCCACATGAGGTCGTCGACCAGCAGGACATTCGGGTTGTAGCCCAGCTTCAGGTCGGTGATGACCTTCTTGGCCAGCAGGATGTCCCGCAGGATCGCCGCCGTCCCGTTCACGTCCCAGTGACCCGACGTGGCCGCACTGGTCGCAGTCACCGCAGACGCGATGGCGCTCATGGTCACCGCGTCGACCTGGGCGATGATGCTGTTGACCAGCTTCTGCAGGTTGCGGTCAACCAGCTGGCCGCCGTAGACGTTCCGCGAGATGTCCTCGTCGGTAATCTCGATCGCCTGACCCCACTTGGACACCGCAGCGAGCGCAGCGGTACCAGTCGGGATGCCGGCCTTCGGGTAGGTGCTGCCGGGGGTGACCGCTTCAACAGCCCGGTCAGTCAGGAACGGCTCACTCTGCTCGTACAGCACCGCGCCGCCCGCGCTGTTGAAGCGCTGGGTGAGGATCTGGTCTGAGATGAACCGGAGGTCCACGTAGGTGCGAAGCCGGCGGCGGATCGCTGTCGGGGTTGACAGGAACCGGGAGATGTTGAGGATGTCGCCGCTCAACGTCGCGGGTGCCGGAGGGTACACGTTAACCATGTGTTTCGATCCCTTTCTTGATCGAAGCCTCCGGGCGCTGAGGCGGTATCAGGACTAGCTGGGGCCTACAGGCCCTTCCAGCGGGCCTTTGCGAGGGCTGCCGCTGTGGTGAGCGCGACCCCGACGACGGTCGCGGCGGCCGGGCTGGTGCCCGCCGTCTCAACCACGCCGCTGGTACCGCTGATGAGCACGTCCCCGGCGGTGACGCCGAGGGTCGTGGTGGTCTCGTGCTCCATGTCCTTTTCGAGCACCGTCACGCGGGTGCCGGATGCGGCTGCGTACGCCGCCACGCCGAGCACGACCGCAGCTGCGCCGGCCGGCGCGACGGTGTTGACCCCGGACACGGCAAGCAGCTGGCCTTCCGTGATCGCCGCCGAAGCGGTGAGCGGGATGCGGTCTGCGTCATTGACCGGGTTGTAGTCGCCTGACATCGGTTCCTCCTGTTCCGTTACCTGCTGGTGCGGGCGGCTACTAGGCCGGGTTGCCGAACAGCGCCCGGTACTCGTCTTCCACGTCCTCGGCCGAGTCGCCGCCGGGGACGCCGATGTGGTCGACCGGCACCACGTTCGGCTTCAGGCCGGCCAGGATCGCGCGGGTGCCTTCCGGGTTCAGGTCCCAGTTCCGCGCCCACTCCTCGGACCTGGCCTTGCTGAACTTGCCGGCCTTGATCGCAGCCGCGATAACGGTGTCCCGCTCCTTGACTGCCTGCCGGCGCTGGTACGCTTCGCCGTCCTCGACCCGCTTGTTCAGGCCTTCCCACGCCTCCTTGTCCACGGTGATCACACCGGGCGGCAGCGCGCCGCTGGCCGCGAGCTTCGCGGCGGCCTGCTCAGCGAGCTTGCCGGCCCCCGCCGCAATGAGTTCCGGGGTCAGCTCGTCGTCTTCCTTGAGACCCAGCGCCGCCCGCAGGGCCTTGTTCTGCTCGTCGGTGAAGTCCACCTTCGAGACTCCCTTCTGTGTCGGGCCTGCCGCAGATGCGTGGCTGTGGCCGTGATCGGCATCACCCGAATGGGTGTGCTCGTGCTCGTGGGTTGCGTCGCCGCCCTGACTCCCGTTGGCCGGGTGACCGTGGGAGTGGGTGCCGGTGTACGGGTCGTGCATCGCAGCCGCCTGAGTGGCTGACACTGCGGGGCCGCTGTAGTCGGGTGCGGTCTGCCCGGCGGAAGTCAGGTGCGCGGCCAGGTGGTCGTACGCCTTCTTCTGGGTGGCCGCGTCCACGCCGGTGATGCCGCCGTGCGCGCCGTTGATAGCGGCGATCGCCGCACTGCACCCGTCCGGGTTGGCCGCGCCGACCTTGCCGTCAGCCGCGTCGTGGTGCGGCAGCTTCGAGTCGGACTTCGTGTCACCGGGGATGGCGAACATGGCCTTGAGCAGGCTTGCTGACGGGTCGTCCCCGAGCCCGGCCACCTCACTGGTCGCATTCCAGGCTGCTTCCACCACGCCTTCCCGCGACTCGGCGGCGCTCGCGAACACCAGGACCGCACCCGTGCTGCGCGCAGCGGCCACGTCCTGGTACTCCACCTGCACCTGCACCGCGTCCCCGAACGTGATGTCGGTGCCCTTGATGGTGACCGGCACCCGGTACACCGTGTCGTCGGTCTCGTTGCAGACGATCAGCTGCGGCGGGCTCAGCTGCATCTCCGTGATCCACATGGAGTAGCTGTTGCTGCCCAGCGCGTAATAGGCGCGGCGCACATCTTCCGTGGTCACGCCAGCGGCCATGACCGGATTGGTCATCGAAGCTCCCTTCAAGGTCCAGGTGCTGCCGGTGGAGGCGGCTGCCTGCACACCGTAGAGAGCGGCCACGTCGTTCAGCGTGGACAGCACGCCCACCCCGGGGCCGGTGACACCGAGGAGCGCAAGGCCGGTGATGACGAACGGGTGCACGTGCCCGACCTGGCACACCCAGTCGTAACAGCCCTCGATCGACCGCGACGGGAACGCGGACGCCATGACGGCACCGAGCCAGCCGGGCATACCTGTGAGGTCACCGACGATCTTGTTGCCCTCCGCTGACAGCGCCATGTTCGCAACCCGGCCGACCGCCGGCTCACCGTCGAAGCGGGCATCGGTGTGCCCCAGCTTGATAACAGGGGAACCGACCGCCGGGCACTTGCTCGCAGCGACCGCCGCCGCCAGGTCTTCCGGGGTGAATGTCGCCTCCCCGGTAGACAGCGGCCAGGTGCCCGCCGCGATGAGCTCCACTTCGGGGATGGTGGACAGGAACGGGACCGTCACGCCCTCAGTTGCCGCGCGGAAGAACCCGAACGTGTTGTCGATCAGCACCCCGGCCTTTTTGTCTTCCTGACCAGGCCAGACACCCAGGGCGTCATGGTGGCGGTCAGCGCAGTAGCCCTTCACGTTCTTCAGCCCCGGCGCGTGCACCGTCACCTCGGCAACGCAGCGGTCAAAGTCACCGGGCGTGCCCCACCCGATCTTCGCGGCACCGGGGCCGTGCACCCAGTAGTCCTTGAGCGGGTCCGCTTTCTCCTGGCCTGTCTTAGCCATTGCCGCCCCAGATGGCTACGACGGTGCCACGGCAGCGCAGGTCACCGAGGCAGTTCAGGTACCCGCCGGTCGGGTACGCCTCCTCCGCAGCGGCGAGGGAGTCGAACTGGTGGCCGTCTTCGTCCTGGCACTTCACGCAGGTGTTCACGTCGAGGATCTCGCTGGCCGTGTAAACCGCTGTCCCCGCTGAGGCGGGTGCGGCCTTCAGGACAGCGACACGGCCGGCGTTCTGCGCAGCGGTGAGCGCACCGCCCAGCTGATCGCGCAGCGAGCGGGACGACAGGTCGTCAAGGAACGCGGACACGTCCAGTGCTGTGCTCTCAGCCTGGTCTTTCGTCACCTTCGCCGGCTGCGCTGACCGCATCGCCCGCGATCCGCCCTGCTGCGCCATGTAGGTGCCGGCGAACGTGGCCCGGCCCGCTGCGATCTGGTCGAGCGCCGGCATCACCACGCTGGCCGCGCTGATATGGACGCCCTGGCTTGCTGCTTCGCCGATCATCGCGTTCACCGCCGCGTGCCAGGCGTTCACCATGGCATTCAGCAGCACCTGCACACCACCGGACGCGTCGGCGGTAATAGCGGCCAGCTGCGCGATCTTGCCCTGCTCCAGGCAGGCGACCACCTGGTCCACGATGTCGGTTTTCTGTGCGGCCACGACACCCTGGTACGCGGACATCAGGGCGTCGAGCGCCGACTGCCACTCCTGCTGGTGCTGTTCCGGGTCGAACCCGGACGCCGCCTCGACTGCGGTCGGCTGTCGCCGCAGCACGGACCCCGACGCACGGGGCTGCACCTGGTCCGTGCTGCGGCCAGCCGCCGAAGCGGCAGCAGGGGTGCCCTGACCGGGGGTATCCGAGCCCCCCTGTCCTTGTGTGCCCGTATCGCCTGCGGTCACCGCAGGCGCGTCTCCGCCCTTGCTGTCCGGTGCCGTGCCCGGTGCGGGCTGCGGGGCCTGCTTCGGTGCGGGCTGGATCCACGGGCTGGTGCGCTTGGGGAGGTGCCACTGCTCCCTGATCCACTCATCCAGGCTGGCGTCAGGCTGGAGTGCGCCCGTCGCGGTGAGGTACTGGAGCGACTGCGCGGTCGCTTCGTACTGGATACCGACATCGGTGCACACCAGGCGCGGGCTGGGCTCGTCCTCGCCCCAGTTCTGGTCCACGATGTCGGTGACGATGCCGGGGATGCCGTCCTGCCCCGAGGTGGCCACGAGCGCCGCTTCGTCCGCGACCGCTTGCAGCGACAGCAGGAACAGGTCCATGAACGTGTCACCGAGCGCCCGGGAGCCGGTCTCCGTCTGCCCCAGCTCGATCAGGCTGGCCAGCGCCTGCTTGGCGATCACCCGGTCCAGGTACTCGATGAACGCCAGCGCATCGGGTGCACCGCCGGTCATCCCCATCAGGAACGGCTTGAAGCCGGCGGGGACGGCCATGCCCGACTGGTCGCCTGCGCGCATCGCGCTGGCCATAGCCTGCGCCTGCGCGATCTGGGTAGCAGTCGCACCGGGAGGTGCCTCGACACCGGGGACACCCATCCCGAACCGGCGGATGGAAGTGGCGTGGGTCCGCCAGCTCTCGTGCTTCAGCATCCACGCGCCGTAGCAGGCCCGCAGCATGGACATGCCGGTCCAGTTGCCGCCTTCGAGGTCGTTGACGTACCAGACCAGCCGGTTCGCCGGGATCGGTGTCGCCTGCGTGACCTGCTCAAGCGATTCGATGGTGCCGTCACGGTTGGTGTTGATGCGGGCCACCGACCACGGCATCCGCGCCCCGAGGTGGTCAAGGTGCGCGCTGCCGTCGTCCTCGATGCGGTAGCGGCGCTCGAACGCCATGAAGCCGAACACCAGCTGCTCGTACAGCGCCTGCCGGAGGTGACGCTGCCAGACGACGCCGCGCCGGCGGGCCGCACCCGGCCGCTCGTCCTGGCCGAGGATGTTGACGCCCAGGTCGTCAGCTACGTGCTGGGCCACCTCGTCGCGGGCACCGTCCGGGTCGATCACCCAGGTTGCGCGCAGGATGGGGAGGATGTAGGCGTTGAGGACCGCTTTGATCTGCGGGTCATGCCGCATCCGGCTGTAGGTGACGACGCTCTCAGGGAAGTTGAGTTCGTACGTGTTCTCGAACCACTCGGGTTCGACCTGCCCCCACCAGAAGTCCGGGGTGCCGATGTCGGTCAGCGGGGGACTAGCCACCGTTCACGTCTCCGCGGAACGACGTGCGCCGGTCGATGTCCTCGGCGTACTCGCACACCCGGTACGGGTCATTGCCCGGCCCGTGGTTCGGAGCGTAGGGCCGCACCTGCGCGTTGCCGTCGTCGGTGAGCAGCGCGAAGTCTTCCATGCGCTCGTGGGTGTCGACGTCCCCGAGCCGGTCAAATAGCCACCGCTGCCATGACCGCAGGTCGTACGTCGCAGGCGTGACAGGGAAGTAGTGGTTGACCACCATGACCTGCTCAGGGTGGTAGCTGTTCGGCCCGCACCGGGTGACTACCAGGGTGAGGCCGCGCGACGGGCCGGCGTGCACGTCCGCGTGGTCGCGCTCCAGGTCCGGGTCGAGGTGCACCGACCAGCCCATGTGCCGCCGGTAGCGGAGCCGCTTTACCAGGCCGGCGAGTTCATCCGGGTACGGGGCCACCTGGTGCATCTGCACGTGCCGCCCGCCTCCCGGTCAGAACGGCAGGCCCATGATGTCCAGGTCATCTTGCCCGCCGGTAGCGCTTTCGAGCGCGGCTGAGATGGCTCTCTCATGAAGAGAAAGCCCCGGCCTAGCGGGCGTAGGTGCGGGAGTCCAGTCGTTCACCGCGACACGGGCAGCATACGCCAGGGTGTCCACCTGGTCATCATGCGTACCCTGGGGGAAGATTGCCAGTTCGTCGCACCACTCGTCAAGCCATTCACCGTCTTTGCAGTTGCCACACTCGCAGCCCGAGGTGGCAGCGGGGAACCACACGCGGCCCGCGTGGACGCGCCCGGCAGCGGGGATAGCCCGGGTCACCTTGTCGGTGTCGGCCAGCACCGGGGCCACCGGCACGCCCCCGTCGTTGGCGTCCTTGACGAACGTCTTGCTCCACCAGTTCGACTCCACGTACACCACGTCCGCACCCCAGCGGACCCGCAGCGGCTCAGCCATCGCGAAGTGCTCATGGTCACTCACCCTCGCCCGGCGGCGGTCGAGGAGCACGAGATCACCTTCGTTGGTCATGCACCAGCAGCTGGCCACCGTGTAGTCAGCGCTGTTCTTAGTGCTGGCCGCGAAGTCCATGGTGATGAAACGCCAGGTGTCCGCGAGGGTGACAGCCTTGCCTTCGAGGTCGAGGCGTTCCCGGCCGTCCTGCCAGCTGGGCATGGCCCGCCAGTAGTGGAACGTCTGCCTGCGGAAGAAGTTGCCTTCGGGGGCGGTCGGCGTCTGCTGGTACACGCCGCTGAACACGTAGCTGCTCATGTTCGCCTGGAGGTTGCGGAAGTAGCCGGGCGCGCGACGGCGCACCGATGGCAGCTCCTCACCGGGGATGCGGCCAAGGGGGTCTTTGGCCACGGCGATGGCGGGGATTGACAGGGTGCGCCACCGCAGCGGTGACGGCCGGGCCATGATCCGCCCGGCCAGGTCGTCTTCATGCCACCGGGTCTGGACCAGGACGGTGCGGGTGCCCGGTGCGAAGCGGGTCAGGACCACGCTTTCCCACCAATCCCACGTCGCGTCACGGATCTTCTCCGATTCCGCCGCTGCACGGTCTTTCACCGGGTCGTCGATGATCATGACATCGACGGGCTTGCCGGTCAGCGGGCCGCCGATGCCGACGCAGTAGACCCCGCCGCCGGCCGGCGTCTCCCACCGGCCTGCGGCAGCGGAGTCCTTGCGGATGCTGATGTGGAGGCCGCCGCACCCGTCCGTGCACTCGCCGTGTTCGTCTTTCGTACGGCACGGGTGCTGGATAACGTCCTGCTTGATGTCGCGGCCCCACCGGACGGCCAGTTCTTCACCGTAGGACGCGATGGCGATCCGGAGTGCAGGGTCATGGTCGAGCAGCCATTCGGGGAACCGGCGGCTGACTTTCTGGGACTTGCCTTCCTGCGGCGGGAGGGAGACGGCCAGGGCGTCATGCGGGCTGTCCGGGTCCATGAGCTGCACTAGCGCGTCGTCGATCAGGTCGAGCGCGGGGGAGGAGCCGGTTTTGTTGTCGAGCTTCCGGGCGAGGTCACCGGGGTTGACGTAGCGGCGCTGCCTGGCGTCGAACAGGCGGGCGGCGTGCTCCCAGGGGGAGTAGACGCTGGTCACGCGTAGAGCCCCGGCCAGGAGTTGAGGCCGGGGCTCTGGCTCGCGTAGCTGCGCGCGGGGCCGTGCACGCGGGAGCTGCTGCGGGGCCGCTGGTGACTACACGCTGTTGTGTTCCCTCGGCCACCTGTGTCCCCGCAGGCGAACACTCCACATCGTAGCCGGGCTAGCACGTGTTGTCACCAGGTGTGTGTGGTGGTTACTGGCTGGCCGGCGGGGTCGGGGCCGGGGCATTCGGGACGACCGAGCCGACGTTGGACACGGCCGACGCCAGGTTGCCCTGCGTGGTCTGCACCTGCGCCACGATCGCGTCCAGCGCCGTAGTGTCCGTCTGCGGGTTGGCCGCGATGTAGTCGAGGATGGCCTGCGCCGTGGAGTTGAGGCTGTCAGTCTCCGTGGCCACCACCGAAACGATCCCGGTGAGGGTGCTTACCGCCGCATCGATGTCGTTCTGCTGCGTCATGATTCTCCTGAGCTTGTCGGTGATACGGTGCTCCATTGCATCCAGCCGGATATCCAGGTGCCCCTCCAGGGCATCCAGACGGTGCAGCACCGCACGTTCGTCGTCGTTCATCATGCCACCCATCCTGCACCGCTGGCTCGCGGGTCGCTCAAGTACAGCCCCGCTCCCACCGCTTCCCGTTGCGCTTCCACCGGCACTGCGGAGCTCGGGCCGCGTCCCCCACATCCCACCGCTTCCCGTTGGTCAGCGTGGCCCGCATGAACGCGAACGCAGCACCAGGGGTCAGCGACACCAGGCCCTGACAGTGCTGGCACTGGCCGCCGGTCAGCAGCTTGACCGCCAGGGCGTCACACGCCTCAGCTGGTGACCCCATGCCCTCCGCGATGATCTTCGCACCCCGGTACACAGCCGTCGCGTACCAGCTCGCCTCAGCAGACGGCACCCCTTCATGGAGGTAACCGCACTCGAAGCCCCTCGCCCCGGTGCGGCCCACCAGGTCAGCGCACGCGAGCACCGCGTCATCGGCGTCACTCACGTCCGCGTGTCCCCGATCCGCAGCCGGCCGCTCTCCAGCCGGATGTCTTCCGGCGGGTTACTGATGCGCGCGTACACCATGTACTGCCCGGCCGGGTACTGGCCGCTCGATGGGAGGAATGCCGCTTCACCGTCGATCCACGTGGCCGTCTGGTAGTCGTCCAGGTCCGGCTCAATGCCGGCGTCCGGCACGACCGCGATACCGACCTGATACTGGGTGAGGTCGAGGCCGGGCGGCCCGTCGAGCGGCACGAAGATGTACTCGGTTGAGGTGGCCAGCAGCAGCACGGGGTTACTCCTTCACGATGCCTTTGAGCGCGCTCCAGGCCGACACGATCATCGGCTCCAGTGCGACCCACAGCGATTCGGACAGCGCGCGGAACTGCTCAGCGAAGCGCATCTCCACCATCATCGCGCCTTGATCCCAGGCCGCCTGAATCCTCGGGTCAAGGTCAGCCCAGACTGGCAGGGTGGCACCGCTGATCAGTGACACACCGCCTGTGCTCGCGCAGTAGCCGTCGTAGTTGACCTGGCCCCGGGAGTCAGCCATGGAGGTAGCCGCCCATCTGCCGAATCATCAGGTAGGCCATGACCGGCTTGATGCCACGGTCGCAGAACAGGTCGTACTGGTGCGCTTGCGCCTCGCGCAGCAAGCGCACCAGCTCACGAACGGTGTCCACCGCGCGGCCTGAACGCCTCGGGCACCGTGTCGGTCGTGACCCCGAGCTGATTCCAGCCGGATACGTCCCACTCGTACGGCGGCTGATCGATCCGCTTCTCGAGCCCCAGCCCCTCACGCACGGGAGCCCACCACCACGGGCGGGCCATGTCCACCTGCCCGGGCTCCACCTGGTGGCCGTCTTGGATCAGCATGAGCGCCTCCACAGCGGCTTGCGGTCGATCGTCGCCTGGTAGAAGCCGACCGGCGGCTGCAGGCGTGTCACCCGCCACGGCTTACCCTGCACCCGCCGCCAGTACCAGGCCAGCCGCGCCCGGATGCCGTACGGGTAGCCGCTGTCCGACCCGGCGCAGGTGTCATCCGTCCGGGGCAGCTGCTCACGGAACATGCCCGATCCGCGCTGCGGTTCGCTTCGCATCCAGATGCCGTGGTTGCCGCTCACGTGCTCTCCTAACTGTGCGGGCCGCCCGCCGACCACCGGCCGTGCGGCTGACGGGCACCGTACACGGTGCGCGGCGCACTCGCGCTCCACCGGCCGTGCGGGCTATCAGCAGCGTAGCGACCGCGCGGTCCCGCCGCACTCCACCTGCCGTGCGGGGCAGCAGCTGTCACACCAGCTGCGCTAGCCGGCCGGGAGCCGGTACCCGTCGCGAGCGCGAGGCCGCCGCCGGCCTTGCTCAGCTCCTGGGCGTGCAACGGGACACCAGTGCCCGCCGCCGGGGTCAGGCCGCCGCCGGTCAGGAACCGGGTGTGCACACGGTGCGCAGTGCCACTAGCCGGGGTCAGGCCGCCGCCGGACTTGAGCAGGGTGCGGTGCACCACGAGGTCCACAGCGCCGGTGCCCGCCGGGACGGTCAGGCCGCCGCCAGCCTTGACGAGCTCCACCTGACCGGACACCCCGGTCCCCGCACCGGGGGCAATGCCGCCGCCTGCCCGTGGCAGGTCCCTGCTCCGAGAACCGGAGGCTGTACCAGACGCCAGCGCACCGCCCGCCTTCGGGTGCACCACGTTGCTAACGCCCGCGCCGAACCCGGCAGACAGGCCGCCGCCGGCCTTAGTGAACGTCAGGTGCAGCTTGGCCCCGTCACCCAGGCCAGGAGTGAGGCCGCCGCCGGTCTTCGGGTGAAGCGTGACACGGTTCGCTGTACCGGATGCGGGCGCGAGGCCGCCGCCGCTCTTAGAGACCACGCCGGGCGGCTGCACCAGTTCGGTGCCGGTACCGAACCCCACGGCCAGGCCGCCGCCGGTCCGGCCGTGGGCGATGACCTTCGCGCCGGTGCCGAGACCCCGGGCTAGTGCGCCGCTGCTGCGGTCACGGTCCCTGGTGTGCGAGCCGGTGCCGGCCGTGGGGGTGAGCGCACCGCCGGTCTTGGCGTGCACCAGGACCCGCACGCCGGCACCTGTTCCGGCTGCCATCCCGGCCCCGGTCTTCGGCCGGTCACGGGCTCGCGCACCAGCACCAGCACCGGGGGTGAGCGCACCGCCAGCGCGTACCCGGTCAGTCTCCTGCGCGCCGCTGCCCATGCCGGCAGCCGCGCCCGCGCCGGTCTTGGCGTGGACTGTGACCCGGGTGCCGGTGCCGGTACCGCTGGACAGGGCAGCGCCGCTCCTGGGGCGGTCGTGCTCGCGCACCCCGGTACCCGCAGCGGAGGTGAGCGCGCCACCGGATTTGGTGTAGACCGCCGCGTGGGTGACCGTCTCAGTGCCGGTGCCCATCCCGGCAGTGAGTGCGCCGCCGGTCTTCTGGTGGACGGTGACACGCAGCCCGGTGCCCGTACCCGAGGACAGCCCGGCCCCGGTCTTCGGCCGGTCGTGCTCCCGGGTGCCGCTGCCCATGCCGCCGCTCAGGCCCGCACCGGTCTTGCTGTTGGACCTGGCTTCCACCCCGGTACCCATGCCGGGTGCCATGCCAGCCCCGGTCTTGGCGTGCACCAGGTTCTTCGAGCCGGTGCCCAGACCACCCGGGCTGAGGCCGCCGCCGGCCTTCGGCCTGACGTGAGCGACGACGCCGGTGCCCATACCGTTCGACAGGCCCCCGCCGGCCTTCGGGTGCGTGACCGACTTGCTGCCGGTGCCCATGCCGCCTGACGACAGAGCCCCGGCTGCGCGCGTGCGCGCGATGACCTTCGAGCCGGTGCCCATCCCCTTGGCCAGGCCGCCGCCGGTTTTGGTGTAGGTCGTCGACGACGGCTCATACAGCGACACGGCGATCGCGCTGATACCGTCCGTGGCTACGTCACCGATGTTGGGTGCGAGCGCACTGAGCCCCGACGCGAGGTTGTAGACCTGCTGGTTGCCGTTCGCGTCGACCTGGTAGACGCACCCCGACGTGGACCCTGCGGTGCCGCTGCCGTTGTTGTAGCAGTACGACCAGTACAGCTGGGTGGCGTTGTGGGTTGCGGTGAGCGACGGGAAGTGGCCGCTCGTCGTCACGTCGACGGTCGCGGAGCCTTGCAGGGTCACGCTGGCGAACCCGGCGGTCGTGCTGAACTCCTGCCCTGAGCAGCGCAGCGTCGGGGAGCCGGCTGCGAGGGTGATAGTGACGGTCGCGCTGCTGGTGCTGGTGACCTTGCCGAGGAATACCGTCTGGACGACGCCGTTGTTCGGCAGCGCGGTGTGCGCGACCAGCACCGACCAGGTGACGTTGGTGCTGGACATCGCCGTGGCGTAATCTGCGGCGGTCGTGCTCGTGACGGTGAAGAGGATCAGGTTGCCGACACCGTGCGGGGTCAGCGTGAATGTCTTAGCGGTGCTGGTGACCTGGGTGCCGACAGCGGCGAACGTCATGCCGGCTCCCTCCCGCTACCGCAGCTTTATCCCGCCTGTGATCAGAACAGGGGGCCGATGATGATGCGCGCGGACGCCAGGAAGTTATACGGCAGGCCCTCGACGGGGGTGCCGTCGTTAGCGATGTTCCACAGGCCGTCAGCGTCAGCGAACGCGTTCTTGAGAGACTGCGCGTCGTCGCTGCTCATGCCGGCCGCAACCAGGTCGTCATTGCTGAGCCCGGATAGCCACAGCTGGTAGTCGTGGGCCGCTTCGAGCGCCATCCGCAGCGTCATCAGACGCGACTGCGCTTGCACGCGGATGTCGCTCGCGGCGATACCGCCGAATACAGCCATCAGCTTGCCTCCTGGTAATCCTCGGGGTAGCACGGCGGCCGGCCCTGCTCGGGGAGGCCCATCCTGCTGCGGAGGTAGCCGCGTTTCTCCCAGCACGTCAGGCAGCACGGCCACCTGTTGAGCACCATGACCGTTGCCGGGTTGCCGGCGAACTGGCCGCCGCAGCCGCCGCACATCATCGTGGCCAGCTGCGGGATGCCTGGTGCGCGGGTCAGCAGCAGCGGGACGGGCGGCGGCGGCGCGGTGAGCCCGGTGGCCTGCTCGGAACCCCATTCGGCCATCGTCTTCCGGATCTGCTCGACGGCCTGCTGTGCGCTCACGAACCCCGACGACGTGAGGAACGCCAGTTCGCCAGCCGCATGAGCAGCGTGTCCACCCACGTCCATCGTTCCTCCGGTTCATCCCAGTCGGGTACCTGCCAGCCGTCGCGCAGCCGGGGGAGCCGGCCGTCCGGCGGGGGCAGCGTCACTCGAAGTGGTCCTCGATGTCCTCGTGGATGCGGACTGCCTTACCGACCGGGGTGTCCGGGGTGCCCAGGATGCCGACGACCGGCGTGCCGTCGTCGTCGACCGCCAGCACTTCCACCGTCTCACCAGCGAAGAACGGGCTGTCCGGGATGTCATGCGCCACGGTCAGCGTCTGCCCGACCTCGTATGCCATGCTGCGCTCCTAGTTGCCGTAGCCCATGGTGGGGGTCACCTTGATCACGTCACCGATGGCCAGGCTGGCGATGCCGGTGGTGTCGGA